GCATTATGGCCGACCAAGCGCGCGCGGCACGCTTCCCCGGTCGTGGTGGGTCCGCGTCCCCGATGGGCGCGACCAAGAGTCGATACATGAGTCCACAAGAGCGTGCGGCCAATTTCCACTTTGGCCGTGAAACCGCGAATACCTAGCCCGAGAGCGGGAGAAGAAACAATGGCTGCGACGACAGATGTTACGGAGATGCTCAAGTATACCTATGCACAAGAGCAACTCTCTTATATGGCAACGCAGGAAGTCCCGCTGTGGAATGTGATCTCTAAGAAGAAGACACCGATGGGAGGTCGAGGGCAGTACATCCTGCCGATCCAGACCGCCAACACCGGGGTTTTCGTGGGTCACACCGAGGGGGGCACGCTGACGACCACGCGGGCGCAGCCGTCCACGACCGAAGCGACCTTCGGCCTGCAGGAGTTCCACGGCATTTACAATGTGACGTGGAAAGCCATGCAGGATGCGCGGAACAGTCAGTTCGCGATGGAGCGGATGGGCGAGTTCCTCGACAACAGTATGCGCCGACGGGTCTTCAGGCAGTTGAATGCCGAGGTCAACGGCTACGGCAAGGGCGAGATGGGCATCATGACTGGTGCCGATGACCAAGCGACCGTCTCGTTCCGCGCCCTGCCAATGGTCGACCAAGGCATGGTCGTCGACATCATGGACCTGAGCGATGACAACGCGAAGATCGCCAATTCCGTGACGGTCAACGCCATCAACGTGCGGACGAGGGAAGTCACCTTCTCGGGGGCCGCGTCTGGCTCTGCTGCGGGCGACTACATCACCGCTGAAGACTCCGTGTCCAGCAGTAACTCGAATCACCTCTCCGGCATCTTGGCTTGGATTGATGATGCGAATCCCGATAGCGCCGTGGGCAACCTGGGTGGCATCAATCGATCCACTGCGGGGAATGAGTTCTGGCACGGGAATGTGCTATCCAACAGCGGCAACGGCAACCGTCCGCTGACGGAAGACCTGCTGTTGCAGGGTTTCGACCTTGTCCGCGAGCGCGGCGGGAAGAAGCTCACGCACATCATGTCCAACCTCGCCATCATGCGCCGGTATCACGAGATGCTGCGCGGTGAGACCATCGCATCGCTGGGCCAAGTTGGTCCCGTAGGCGGCGGACTCGGACGCGATGAAGGGGCCATGCAGGACGGCGCGGAGGGACAAGGCGGCACGCCTTACAACTTCAGCGGCGTGGACTGGCACTCGGACATCTTCTTTGATGCCAACCGCATCATCGGGTTCAATAAAGAGAACTGGGTGATTGCGCACGGCGAGAACGAACTACCCGAACCGATTGGTGACATCTTCGATGTGCCGATGCTCAAACGCACCACGAGCGCGACCTTCGACGTAGACCACTACTGGCAGGGTGAGTTGATCTGCGATAACCCGACGACCACGGTCAAATGGGAAGAAATCGCCGAGGCGTAAATCATGGCAAGACGAGCGAAAGCCTTCGCACAGCACGCACCGGTCGTGGTGAACCAGACGTATTCGCTTGCTGCGGATATGGTCTCGGGGAACTTCTTCATTGCCGACCGAGACTACGAACTTGCAGAGGTCTCGGTTTCCTGGGATGTTCCGTCATCTTCTGGCACCTTGCAGATTCAGCGACTCCAGGGAACGGAAGCCCCTGGGGCCGGTGACGACCTGCTCACAGCCACTGTCGACTTGTCGGCGGCTGACGATACGGTGACACGACCGGCACTGACCACGACGACTGCAGACCTGCGACTCAATAGGGGCGACCGGCTTGCGGCAGAATGGGCCGGGACCGTCACGAATGGCGTGGCGGCGACTGTCAATTGCGTCCTGATTCCGACTGGCGCGTTCAGAGATTACTAGAGGGACATAATGGGACGAGGACCAGCAGAACTTCGCAGTAATGCGCTCAAGCTAGGCCATCGTGGCCGTGGGGCTGGCGTCAGGCAATCCATTGAAGAGGTGGAACGCGCGTCACTGAACGAGCGTCTCAGGGGTGCCGTCTGGTATGCCAACTCTTCCGCCGCCGTGGGCGGGTCAGGCACAGGATGGGGTGACGAGTTCACGACCATTCAGGAGTGCGTCAATGCCGCTTCGGCGGATGACGTGATATCGGTGGCACCGTCGCATGTGGAAACGGTCACGGCGGCAGCGGGCCTAGTGCTGGATCAGTCGGGGTTGACGATTATAGGATACGGCAATGGCGATCGGCGACCGCAGGTAAATTTCACCACGGTGGTCGGTGCTGACATGGACGTGAGTGCTGCGGGCATCACAATTAAGAATGTCCGGTTCACAGGTGGTATTGATGCACTGACTGGGCCGGTGGATGTCAACGCGGCTGACTTCACAATGATTGACTGCGTGACCGAAGACGTGACGGGGCAGGCGACGGACTTCGTTGTCAGTGACGCAAATGCGGATCGTCTGTCCGTGGTGCGTCACGAGCATCGTGGCGCAGCCGCCGCTGGTGCGGATAGCGCCTTCCAGTTGACGGGTGGCGACCAAATCACATTCGAGGACGCCTGGATCTACGGGAACTTCGCCGCCGCTGGCATCGAAAGCATCGGAACGGCTCAGACGAACCTGCGTATATACGGTGGAGCGAATCGACCGTGTTACATCAGGACAGTCAATGCCGCCGATGTCGCCGTTACGCTTTTGACGGGGTCTACGGGTGACGTCGGCCCATACGTCTACGCGAGGGTGGCTGACAACGCGGCCAACGTTACTGAGGCATTTGTCGGAGACGCCATGCGGTTTATGCAGCCGGTTGGGGTGGTTAATCTCAACGGTGAACGCGGACTTGAGACCAACATCACGGCATCGGCAGGCTAGGAGCGAGCTATCATGCAAATTTCACCCTATCCCCCCTCTGGCGCAGCCGTTGGGCTTACGCCGCTGGAAGTGGAACTGGAGCAGGTCATCGGTCGCCATCGCGGCGATACGTTTTACGTCGACTCAAATGCGACGGGTGATGGAACCGGCCTGAATTGGGATGACGCGGTCACGACCATTGAGGCGGCGGTAAATCTTTCCGCATCGGATGATCGTATTCTCGTGGCTCCGCAGCATGTCGAGACCGTGATTGCCGCTGGCGGGTTGGACATTGACGTAGCGGGCCTGACGATTGTCGGACTCGGGAACGGCGACCAGCGTCCGCAGGTCAACTTCACCACAGTCGTTGGTGCTGACGTGAACATCGACGCCGCTGGCGTGACGATCAAGAACGTGCGGTTCACTGGCGGGATTGATGCGTTGACCGGGCCGATCGACGTAAATGCGGCGGACTTCACGCTTCTTGATTGCATTACGCAGGACGTGACCGGGCAGGCAACAGACTTCATCGTGCTGGACGCGAATGCCGACCGATGCGGCATCTTCCGACACACGCATCGTGGCGCGGCTGCTGCTGGTGCGGACACATGGTTAAGCGCCGTGGGTTGCGACCGACTCGTGGTCGAAAGTCCAGTGGTCGATGGAAACTTTGCCGTGGGGTGCGTCGAACTCGTCACCACGGCCTGCACCTTGTTTAAGGTCTACGGTGGTGGAGGGCGTGGCGCGTTCTTCCACACGAGAAACTCCGCTGACATTGTGTTCGATGATGTCGTAACCGGGTCGACAGGAGACGTGGGGCCTGGGCTATACTGTATGCTGGCTGACAACGCATCTGGAACATTGGCTGAAATGACCGTGGCGGCAACTGGACAGTTCTGGGACCCGATTGAAATGGTCAACTTAGCGGGTGAGTCATCCGTCGGAACGGATATCACCGCCACCTCAGACGCATAGAGTATTTATATGGCCGAAAACCGACATCAGTCGAGCGGGACAAGCGCAACCTACTTCGAGCCTGCGTTGTACAACAACGCGGAACTCTCCTTCTTCGTAAAGCATATTGGCGAGTCGCCGATGGTGGCGTGCCATAAAGGGCTTCCGAAGCATGTCTCCCGCGATGCGGTGGAAGATGTGTTGGGGCGTATCTACAAGCACGAAGAGATGGCAAAGGCGCACGAGGTCCCCTGGTGTGGGCGCACAAAGGTTACGGAGTGCATCTTTGAGTATACGGAGTGGATGGACTTTTGTAATTCGCAGGTCAAGCAGGGCGCTCCGAAGCATTTGTCGACGTATGACTGGAACGCGGACGGGCAGGGCATCCGTGGGGCCTCGGGGTCTGACGGTGGCACGGTGCGTACGCTGATTGACGACAAAGGCAACCGGAAACGCATGGCGATCAAGATGGGCGATTCAAACGCGGCCATCGACGGGCAGTCCACTTATGTGCCAGCCTTCGCTCAGCGCACGGTGGCTCCGACGAAGATCATCGAGGACAGCGAACGGCATATGTTCGAGTGCCCCGTGTGCCACGATGTGACGAAATATAAGGCGTCGAACCCCGCGAGTCGCCGCATGGCTTGGGCGCAGATGGCGAAGCACTGCAAATCGGCCCGAGAGGAGAGCGCACGGCACACCAAGCTCTGGAATGCCGAGTTCTCATCTGGCAAGACCGATGCGGTCTCCACGATGGCTCGCAGCGAGGAGTAGCATGTGCGAGGACCTTCGACAATCGCCGTACCGACAGAGCAAAATGAATCTCTCGACGTGGCGTGCCTGCCTAATTACTGGCACCCACAGCGTTTTGGCGTGCAATACGCGCCTGACGACTTCAGGGAGCAGCTTCGTCGCATCGACCCCAACCTTGACTGCACCTGGACCCCAATAGACCACCGCTGGCTCATCTGGCAGCGAGATCCAACCATTCAAGCGCCTATTTGCGCCGGATGGAGTCTCAAGATGATCTGGCAAGGTCGAAATAAGCGTTTTCTGCCGCTGGATGAGCGTGTCTTTGCGAATTTGTACGCCAGACAGTTATGGCGATACGAAGGTGCAGGCAAAGGCTACTTTGCGCGCATCATGGCCGAGATGGAGCGCGATCAAGCGGTCTCGGTCAAGGATTCCAAGGCCGATGCCTCGGCACGGCGTCGAGAACTCTATCGGTCGCGCCAAATCACCAATATAGGCAAGGGGAACAAGTTTGCGCTCCACCATGACGGCACCATCATCCCCAGTCGCGGTGAACTTAATTGGCAGCGTGAAATCTGGAAGTCGAGGCGTCCATCGTGACCGGACAAGCCCTGCTGGACCGCATGGAGGACTTGAACAGGGAATTGGACCTTCAGGCGGGCGAAGCGGACGTCACGCGAGGATTGCGGGCGCTGAACACCGCACAGGACCATTTCGAGACCCTGCTCTCTGTTGAATCCCCCAACGGGCTCGGATCGACCACTGGGACTGTCACGACAGCCGCAGGCACGGAAACAACAGCTTTTCCGACTGGGATGATTCGTTTGGACGCCGTATGGCTGCTTGATGCCGATACGTCGCGCCCAAGTTACGAATTGGACCGGGAGGACTCGGTCGGAGGACATGTCTCTGGGCGTGGCTCGCTAGCCGAGATTCTCACGGCAGCACCCGTGACAACGGGCAAGCCCAGCACGTATTATACCAATGGGTCCGCGTTCTATTGGAATCCTCTCCCCGACGCGACACATACGCTACGGTGGTATGGTTTCCAGCGTCAGACCGATATTACGGCGTCAGGGACGTTTGCCTACGATGACGGGGTCGCCATGCCGATTGCCGTTTTCGCGGTGCAAATTCTCCGTCGTGGGCTGGATGACCCCATTGGTGACTATATTGAACTCGCAAGGGACGTATTCGCCTCACAGATCATGGCAATGCGACGATTCCAGCGTCAGCGGGCTCCCTTGCGGCAATACCGCTACGGGCATGAGACCTAAGCGTCTTCCTGGGAAGACGACTAGCCATATGAGAAGGCAGGTAACGACATGAGTGCGATTCACGTTCCTCGCATCCTTGATGCTGAGTCTGTCGACGAGACAACCAGCACCGTGCTTGGCGCTAGCATTGTGGGGCAGCGCGTGGAGGGCGTGCTTTACACGACGTTCAGCCCAGGATGCACGGCTGGTGTCGTCAAGCATGAGACCGCTCCGTATGAGGGGTATACGGGGACATGGGCTAATCTCGACACGGTTACCTTTGCAACGGCAAACACCACGCACCGGACTAATTTCACGGGCGTGCATGGTGCGCTCCGATCGCGTATCTCCACCGCCATCTCGGATGGCACGGTTACGGTGGATTTTCTCGGAACGACATATTAGCGTCTTGGGGTTAAACCATCATGGCAGTTTCTGTTCTCAATACCGACGCGAACCTGAGCGGGAACACAATCGCGCTGTTAGAGGTAGCCGGAACGGCAACGGCCCTCTGGACCTTTGACCGTGACCCATCGGCTCCCTTCGCCGTAACCGCGTCGTCTGCAGTCGTCGCGAATCTCGATGCGGACAAGCTGGACGGCGTCGAAGCGGCGTCATTCCTACGGTCTGATGCAGCAGACATTAAAACCACGGGAGACCTGACGCTCAACGACAGTATCGCGCTGACGTTGGGCACGGGTGGCGATGTCGACGTGGAGTATGACGGCACAGACATGCTCGTCACGCTCGTCGTGGGTACCGGGGATATTGTCGTTGGGGGTATGTCCATCGAGTTTGCCGACTCCGAGGGCGTAACGCTCGGCACCGGCAAGGACGCGACGATTCAATACGACGGGACGGACCTTGTTATTGCCCCAGCCGCTGTAGGGTCAGGGGACATTGTCGTCACTGCGGCGAGTATTGAGTTTGCCGACTCGGAGGGGGTTACCCTTGGAACGGGGAAAGACGCCACCATCCAATACGACGGCACCGATCTGGTCGTCTCTCCGGCAGCAGTGGGGTCCGGCGACATCGTCGTCACAGCCGCGAGCATCGAGTTTGGCGACAATGAGGGCTTGACGCTAGGAACGGGGAAGGACGCGACCCTCCAATACGACGGGACGGACCTCGTTGTAGCCCCGGCTGCGGTCGGGTCCGGTGACATCGTGGTGACGGCGGCGAGTATTGAGTTTGCCGACTCCGAGGGTGTCACATTAGGGACGGGCAAGGACGCGACCCTGCAATATGACGGCACCGATCTCGTCATTGCACCTGCCGCTGTGGGGTCAGGGGATATTGTGGTTACGGCTGCGAGCATTGAGTTCGCTGACGACGAAGGCGTAACACTCGGAACCGGGAAAGACGCGACCCTCCAATACAACGGCACCGACCTTGTTATTGCACCGGCAGCGGTGGGCGCTGGAGATGTCCATGTCTCAGGCGGCAGCGTCGAGGTGGACGATAGTGAGTCCTTCACCTTGGGCACCGGCAAGGACGCGACCATCATCTACGACGGCACCGACCTGACGATCTCACCGGCTGCGGTCGGGTCGGGTGACCTCGTCATCGCTGGGGCGAGTGCGGAGTTTGCCGACGACGAAGGCGTGACGCTCGGCACGGGCAAAGACTCGACCCTCCAATACGACGGGACCAACGTCTCTCTGGACACGCAAGCCGTAGGGAGCGGACTCCTGATCGTCACCGGGAGCGCAGCCATCAGCGGCGTCGAGATCGACAACACGG